AGATGATACCCCAACCTTTTATTTTCATGGCTACATTCAAGCAAAAGATTGTCAGAAATGTGGCACTTGGACTAACTTTGGTAAACAAACAAGACCTTTCGTTTGGTCAATCCCATTGGATAAACTTAAACCTATTACAGAATTTATAAATGAAAGCTAGTTTAGAACCATTCTTAAAAGTACCCCATTCTTTATTGGATAATGAGGTTCTTACCTCCCATGAAAAATGCCTCTATATGCTTCTGACAAGGCTTCAGACTGCGAAAAGAGGGTGTGTGCCTAGTCATGCTTATCTTTTAAAAAAGATGGGCTTAAAAGACAAAAGAACATTAGTTAGGCACTTGGACAGACTACAATTATTCGGCTATATTACATGGCAAAATAGGGGAAAGAATAAAACTAATAAATATTACTTTAGAGGGGATGATAACTTTCAATCTATTTTAAATAACAATCTTAAATTAAGAAAGATTATGTCTAATAAGCATAGACAAATATATGTGGATAAAATGAGGAAAAAATTTGTGGATAAGAAGGGGATAAAGTTAGTTAGGTAGTACATTTTTTGTACTGGTAGGGGTACATGAAATGTACCTAAATAAAGAATTAGTAATATAGATATAACTAGTTAGTAAGTATGAATAAGAAATATGTTCCAATAGAAACTATAAAGTATGAATTAAGTAAAATTAGAAAGCATTCTAATTTTCAATATAAAAGAGCCATAGATAGAAATCGTAAAAATCAAGTTAAGCACCCCCCCCTGTTAATCCTAGTTGATTTCATGCGAAAAAACAATTATTCAGAAAAGGATGTGGATCGCATGGTGGCTGAATATTGGACAAGTGTGGAAAAGAATAATAAGTTTGAGAAAGATATTGTGAATGAAATCAAGATGAGGTACAATAGAAAAGTTTAAACACTATATCTAGATATTACTGGATAAGGGGATCAATCTTACACCTTTCTTTCTATGATCCCCTATCCTCCTTCAATTTAACTTTATTTTATATTTTTTTAATTGTGCTTTTATCAAATCTTTAAATGCTTTATTTGGTGTTGTTGTTGTTTGCGACCATCTTTCTAAATTATTAAAAGCCATAGTTAATATATTCATTGTGAACCACAAATCCCTAGTCATGTGATCTTTACTTGTGGTTTTTACTTCCATAAATTTTTTATGAATATTTGCTACATACTTTTCTATTTGTATCATTTCTTTCATTGTTTCCCTTTCATTATTTGTTTTAGTATTGTTGTTGTAGGATTAAGGTCAAGTTCCTTTGCTGAACACCCAGTCAGCAAGATTAAAATAATTATATACTTAATCAATTAGACCTTCTTCCCTTTTTTATATTCCAATAAGTCTGTGCTATCAGTTGTCTTTGTTGTTTCGTTTGTATCGCTTGTTGGAATATCGTTGTCAGCTTGTTGTTGATCTTTGATATATTGTTCATATCTTTCTCTAATTTTATCATCTTTTTCAAAGGTATTTACCCCACATAGTTCTAGGTCTAGCTTGTATTCTAAATAACCTTTGATCCTTTCTTTCATTAACTTTCATTATACTAATATTATTAATGTTGCAAGACTTGTCAATAGTATTGTAAATAATATCATAAATAGTCTTACTTTCTTTCTGTGTATTGGTATATTAAATATTCTCATATTTCCCTTTCTTTATTGTAATAAATAGTAGCTTAAAAATAATAGATCAGCGATTATTAATACTTCAATCATTTTCTTTTTAATGGTTTAAACTCTATTATATTTAGATTATCATCTATTGAAGTATAATCACATGGACAAGTATCAAGCCAATCACAAAACTTTTTAATACTTTCTAGTTTATATTTTCTGTGTTTGTTAGCACTATCAATCAAGTCTATTTCATGTCTTGTTCTATCTGTCATTATTCCCCCTCATTTTCTAATTTTTTTTCATAGAAATAAACTGTTGCAACAACACCCTTTGTTGCACAATCTGTTATTCTAAAATCAACATCATCAAACTCATTATCTAATCTTTTTAAGAGTTCATGTTCAGTTAGTTTTTCTTTATTCATTATTCCCCCTGATATTTTGGTATCATTAATAAAAATTTTACAAGAAATAAGAGGAACATAAAGAACCCCCATTTGAAATCAATTTGAGTAATAACCAATAACCCAAACATAGCCATACAATAACAAAGTGCAAAATATATTGCTCTAATCATTGCAAACCTCCAATCGCCCAAAGATGTAAAATATATAAGCCTAAACTTGTGAAACCTATCACAAAGGTTAAGCCAAAAATAAGCATCCATTTTAAGTCTTTCATATTTGACCCCTTTCTTTTTGATTAAAATCAACAACATAATATTCTTGATGATCTTCTTCGTTATTAAATTTATTGTAAATATATTCCCATCCATCTTCAAAAGTATTGAATATCTTGTCAGGGAATATTCTGTTGTTCATCCAGTCAACTATTTTATATTTAGTCATTGTTATCCTTTCTTTTAATTGTCAATAGCATTATATTTATTGTTTGTCAATAGCATATTATAACCATTCATGTTTTAAATAATAACCATCATCCCAAATTTTTCGGCATAATTCATAAACAGTCTGAAACCCCATATCCATATTACCAAAACCTCTTTTAATCGTATAACCATTGTTTTGATCTAGTTTGTGGTCAAATATTTCTGAATAATGATAAGTACAATTAAAAGGTCTATTGTCTTTTATATATCTCAAATAAATATAAATAGTTCCATTTGGTGTTCTTTTATGTAATTGAGTGTATATTGTATCACCTTTATTAAATGTTCTTTTCATGTGTTCAATAGCACAATCAAAGTCCAATTTCTTTTGAGCCTTCTTTGTTGCCTCTGTAATTTTCCATTCTTTAGATAAATCAAGATGGTTAATTATCCAATGTCTAGCTTCTTCAGTATTAGGAAAATCCTTTTCAAAATGATCTCTAATATCTTTATTATTTGTAATTAAGTATTGCATTGTTTTCCCTTTCTTTTTGTTGTTTTATTATGTATAAATTAAACATTAACCAATTAATAATATATTGTCAATAGGCTGTCAATAGATAAATAACATGAATAATATTAAATTTACAAATGAAATTTTAGACCAAATTTACTGCCAATTAGCTTTGGGAAATGGAATTAAAAACATATTAAAAGACTTAAATCTATCATGGGAAGGATTTAGAAAGCTAATGCACAAAAAACCTAAAGTTAGGGAACAATACGAATTAGCAAAGCAAGATGGGGTAGATTATTTATTATCAGAAAGTGCTACTGAATTAAGAAAAGCAATAGAAGATTTCAAAGCAAATGGAAAAGGTGATCTAGCAACAAGTCATTTAATTAAAGAAGCTGTTGCATTAACTAAATGGAAAGCATCTAAATTGTTGCCAAAATACAATGACAATGCACAAAAATTACAACTTTCAAATGCTGATAATAAGCCATTAATTGTCAAATGGTCTAAAGATTAATTTAAATTAATTCAATAAAATCAATATTAATATCCTTGAACAACTGAAGTTTTCGCAACCTATTTGTAAAAAGTTGCCTTCACATCATATAAGCAATTTTTTTTGTGAGTTATGCCTCTGTTCGCTTGTTGCGTTAATATAATTTAATTTATTCGCTTGTAAGTCGCTTCTGATACTAGATCGTTATCACTGCAAACTATAAAGAGCATATTTTTTATGGGGGGTTTTAAAAAGGGTGTCCCCTTCTAGGACATTTTGCGTTGCGTATATTATGTTAGGAGGTATATATATCTAAACAAGGAGAGCCGATAATGTTTAAAACAGATAAACCAAAGATTCATGCGTTAGTTGTTATTTCAGAATCAACTAATTCTGTCATAATACATTTTGATGGCTTTAACGATTTAGATGAAGCACATGACTTCAGCGATTACATGATTGAAGAACTAGGAATAAACCCATTGCAATATACTTTGAATAGAACTATTCATTAAGGGGGGTTTTATTTAAAAATGGCAGAAATCACAATTCCATATACACCTAGAAAACTACAAAAATTTTTGCACAATGAGATGCTTAAGCACCGATTTAATGTAGTTGTTGCACATAGGAGGTCTGGCAAGACTGTAATGTGTATCAATCACATGATTAGAGATGCTTTGACCAACCCTAAACCTAATCCAAGATATGCCTTTATTTCGCCAACATTCAAACAAGGTAAATCTACTGCATGGGATTACATAAAAAATTTCGGCAAAAACATACCATTTGTTAAATTCAATGAATCAGAATTAAGATGCGATTTTCCTAATGGTGCAAGGATTACAATTTTAGGTGCAGAAAACGATCAAGCATTGAGAGGTATATTTTTAGATGGTTGTGTCATGGATGAAACCCAAAGCATATCCCCAACAATATTTCCAGAGATTATCAGACCTGCATTGGCAGACCGAAAGGGATGGTGTATTTTTATTGGCACACCCAAAGGACAAAATTATTTTTACAAATTACACAAAGATGCACAAGAGCAGAAGGATTGGTGGACTGGGGTGTTTAAGGCAAGTGAAACTAATATACTAGATCAAGATGAATTAGACTCTGCTAAACAAATGATGTCAGAAGATTTATACGACCAGGAATTTGAGTGTTCATTTCAAGCTGCAATTACTGGATCATACTATGGAGCAATCATTGA